TCACCATCACTGGTTGCTACATTATAAACCTCAAAGAGACTTCTCTCTTGATTTAAGAAGTCTTGTGTAGTCTTATTCCATTGTGCCATAATTAATCAGTCCAAGTTAGTCTTTCTGGTTGATATCTTTGTGCGTTTTTAATTCTTGAAGTATTTACCTGTCCAGGATAAATCTGATGAACAATGGCTCCAGGATATTCATCTTGGATTTGTTCTGCGAGTTCATTCTTGGAAAGCATTGCACCTTCTACTTCTAGACGATACATCTTTCCTTCCCAGACGACATCAGCGAAATAAGATTCGCTTGCTTGCTCTGGTGAAGACCCTCCTACATTGAGGGTGCCATTAAAATCACCATTGATAGTGATACTTTCCGTTAGAAATTGTTCGAAACTTTTCATCAGCATCTCCAGCGTTTGCGTGCTTTACAAATTGCTTTATCTGGGGTCTTAGAGCAATCAATGTTGTGCATCTTTCTCTGACCATTGGAGCGAGCACAGAAGGACTTGCGTCTCTTTGCTCTCTTACCACCAGGGTTCTTTTCAGTTACAGCAGTCTTTAGTTTGGAATCTGGGTTCTCAAGTTTGTAAGCATCAACCGCTTTCTGAGACATACCATCAGTCTTATCTTTTTTGTTTACTTTTTGCCAGTCTTCAATAAGTTCACCTTCTGGTTCAAAGTGTGCTACCTGAGTGGTTTTCTTTGTAGATGCCTGTCTTACTGGTGGTGCGTTTTTTAAATTTTCTCTCCACCATTTCATGTCATCTGCATACTTTTTTGGATCAACTTTAAGATGTTGAGTTCCTTTTGGTTCTCCCATCTCACCTCTACCATAAGTGCTATCATAACCACTTTCAGAAAGTTCTTCTCTCCAGTTTGACTGACCCTCTTTCACACAGTTGGGAACCATTTTCTTTCCCTTCTTCTTCATACCTAGTTGCTTATATCCAACCCAGCATTTTTCTTCAATCTTCTGAAGGTTTGATGGTGGAACTTGGATAGGGTCTGGAGTAATTAAATCTGTAGTTTCAATTTCAATTGGTTGGAAGTCATCTCTCCAGTTGGAGAACTCATAACCTTCTTTCTTAGTCTTATTACCCCAGTTAGCAGCACCAACTTTGCGGCACTTGACTAGAGCACCTGAAGCATAAGCACTTGGCCAAACATCATATCTTGCTTTTACTTTCTTATAGCAAGCATCTTTTTTTGTTTCCTCACCAAGTGGGTTTCCTGGACCTTCCAGACCAGTTTTATCTATACTAAACTTTGGTTTTTTCTGTATCTGTGGTTTTGTTGCAGAATCTGGAATTATGTCACCAGGCTGATATGGTTTACCTTCTGCTAGTTCTTCTCTCCAGTCGGAATAAGATTCTTTTTTCATTTTTGAGTTTGCACTTTTTGGTGTACTGGGTATTACATCTTCACGTCTACCACCAGTATTTTCAACTGCTTTTACAAAGACTCCATTAAATGATTGACCACTTGTGTCAATTTGTTCTCTTACCATTTTTGCCTTACCCTTTCTGTTTGGGTTTGGATCTTCCTTGCGCTTTTTCTTCGCTCTTTTTTCTCTTTCATCCTTACTCATCGCTGCTCTATCATCAGCATCACGGCAGAATGGTTTGGTCTTCTGACCAGGTTGCTTGGCGCATGGTTTGCCATCGTATTTACCACCTGCCTGAACCCATCCACCACCTTTAAACCAGTCACGAAGTGAATAGTCCTTATCTTTAGCAGACTTACCATCACGCTTTCCTTCATCCATGTAAGATGAAGCAGCATCAGTATTGTGTTCGGTATCAGTAATCTTTGCCTGAACCCAAGCAGGAATGTTTTTTTCCTTAGTGCCAAGTGCCTTTCTCAGTTTTCTGATATTCTCTTCAGACTTCTTTAACTGAGATTGTGCCATCGACACTTCGTGGTCACCTTTTTCTTTTGCTTCGTTCACTTTTCTTCCTTGACAGTGTGCTCTTTGTGAAAAACCTTTTGGATTTTTACAGTCAATAGACTTCTTATATTTCTCAGACCAACCTTCACTTACTGCTTCACCATTTCCATTACTACCGTTACCATTTTTCTTGGTTTCGGTTTCACCATTATCTTCAGACTTTTCTTCTTCCTTTTCTTTACGCAACCATCCACCCAGTCCTACACGATAACCTGTAGGAATCTTCTTACACTTCTTCTCATCGTAGCAGTAATAATAACCCTGCTTACACTTCTTCATTTACTTTTTTCTGGGTTATTATTATTTAGAAAACCTTGCTTGAGTAGTTTCTGAAGTTCTGATGTGGAACCAACAAATACTGCGTTGTTTGTAACAGTGTTTGGTCCCTTATTGTTTCCAACATCCTCTTCCACATCTTTCAGTTTCTTCTGTAAGTCAATTAACTTATCTGTTGTATCAGCAACACTTTTAATTAACTGACCAGCAACTTCATATGCTCTTGGACTGCCACCTTCACCGGCAAGTTCCATGATTCCATTGATTGCTTCTTGACCCTTCTCAATCAATGAATATAAGTTTGCTCTTGTATATTCATAGTCTTTTGAGATGTCAGTTTTCTGTTCAGGTTTTGTAATACTCTTAGGAGTATCATCAACCTCAACAATGCTGCTCTCAACATTCAGAGCATCATCAATGGAATCAAATTCAGACATAAGTTATTAAATATCAGTTTGTTGTGTAGGACTATAAGACTTGGAATCTCCGAAGTATTCCCAAGTCTCAGTAAATCCAAAGTCATCACCAGGGTTAGCATCGATTGGGTCTGGGACCGCAGTGTATCTAACTTCTCTCTTCGCAGTTTGTGTGTTGGTATCTGCGTACATATCAACAATAACCTTACGGATTAGACCTTCTGGGTTATCAGCAACAGGACCGAAGAGGTAAGTCTTAGCGGTAAACTGTAAAGTATATATTAGTGCTCGTCTTGTGGAAAAATCACCTTCATAGTCATCCTGCATTCCGACACTGTTCAGAACAACTGGAATATCTCTCTTTTCTCCGATTGAGTCTACTAAGTCTATTGTTAGATTGAATGCTGGTTGGAAATAAGGTAGAATCTGCTCAACTATCTGTAGAGCGTCGTCATTTAGTTTACAGAATATACTTAACTCAAAACCAATGTTATATGGGACAGGCATAAAGACTTTCTTCACCCTGTCGTTACCATCAACTGCCTTGAATGTTTGAGTTACACCAGTCTTTCTTGATGCATCATACTCAATAGAAGTCATCTCAAATGACATTCTTGGAAGAGTGATCTGAACAGGTTTGTCAAGATTTGCTTGCTGCTCAAGTCTTGCTAGAAACTTCTGGGCAGGACCATACGCCAAAGGAACTTTGATGACACTATTAGTATTCCCACTACCATCCTTGTGGTGAATGTCCAAGTCATTGAACAGTGTACCAAAGGCGATAATAGTTTTACGAATAATTTCGTGGTAGTAATAAGTTCCTAACATTAGTAAGTACCAAAGGGATTAGATTCTGAGAAATCAATAATATTGTCTGCTTCTAACTCAATTTCTTCATTTTGCCTATATTTATCTGTAACAGTGTTCGCAGCGGACACATTGATTTCATAAGCAGCACCAGACCTAGCACCAGTGATAATTTCTCCAGGGTAGAAACCACCAGAAGTGATGCCAACTCTGAGGATATTTGTATCAGTATCCCAGTTTTTGACTCTTGCGGATGCTCCAGATCTGGAACCAGTAACAACTTCATTAAACCAGTATGTTCCAATACCAGTTGTCGCTGCGGCAGCAACTGTGACTGTTGGCGCTGAGAAGAAACCTGCTCCAGCATCTGTGATATTGATAGCACTGATAGTACCAGCAGCACTTACAGTTGCTACAGCAGAAGCGGGTAGTTGTGGTGATAGTGAAGGTAGAGTAAATGTTACATTTGGTGCTGTAGAGTATCCAGAACCACCATTAGTGACAACAATCTTGAGAACACCCTTCTTATCAGTTTGGATTCCACAAGTAGCAGCAGCACCAGTTCCACCACCACCAGTGATAGTAATAGTCGGTGCTACAGTATATCCAGCACCAGCATAAACAAGACGTATC